TAACAGCACCACCACTTACTCTATCAATTGCAACATAACCCTCTGGGTTAGTTACTTTAAATCCATTTGAGGTTTTGATGAACGTATCCGTCAAACCCTTAACACTATTTAGTTTTTTTACAATTTCCATTTTTGCATCAACTAATAGGTTTTGGAAAGTAATAATATTAGCTAAGTTGTTAGTGTGTTTCTTTACCTCTCTTACATACTCTTTTTGTATGTTCTTATATTTATCTTTACCTTTTGCACTTTTAGCCTTATCTATTTGTTTCTGAATAGATTGTTCGACCCAAGTTTCATATCCTTTTGCATGAGCTTTAGGATTACTAATCTTTTGACCTTGACGAACTTTACTATTATTATATGTTGATAGTTTAGCACCTACAATAGCACCTTGCATACTTTCTTGTAGTTTCATAAACTTAGTTAACATAGGTGCGCTTATTTTTTGGAAAGTCTTACCAGTTTGTGAAAGTAGACCAGTAACAACAGCAGTTTCTTTTGCATTAAATGTTGCAGTACCAGATGCATCTTTATAAGTTGCATCATCCATCCATATACTTGGAGTTTTCTTTAGACCAGATATATCAACACCAAAAGATGCAGTCATGTCTTCTAGTTTACTTCCAGAATATGTTGTGTGCCATACAATACCAACTTTCGCTTTTCCTATAACCCTACCAAGATCACTATCAACAGGCACAGCATAGACAATTGTATTAGGCTGAAAAGTGTAGTACTTAGTACCTTCGATTGTGGTTGACTCCACATCATTTGTGAACATAAGGTCGCCTTGTATAACGGACTTGATTCCGAGTTTCGAGAACTCTGCGAGTGCGACTTTGAATTTTTCGACAAGTGCTCCTTTGAGGTCATCATCTATCTCCTTTGCTGTCTTATACAGTTTTGGGTTGATGTTGAATACCGACTTCTTTGCAACAAAGAATTTTCCATCAGAGGGGTCAATACCAGCAAAGATTGCTGGAGCACCATCCCATTTGACTGTCATATTAATACTGGAACGAGCATTTCCTGCTAACATATCTCTAAGAGAACGTAGGAAGTTAATTGCAGCTCTACCACCTGGCACACCATTGTTGATGATTTCATCTTCAATGTGTTCTAGATGTAAATTCTTACCAGCTTTATTTTCTGTTAATTGTTTAAAACTAATCATTTTTTTCCACCCATTAAGTTTTTAAATAAAGGTGTTGCAGTTGCTTGAAATTGTGGTTCTGCTGTCTTAGAACCTTTATATCTTATTTCTAAATTAAGTAAAGGCATTGTTCCATTATAAACTGTATAAAACAATTTTGCTGGTGCCTTTTCATCTTTAGTATATTCCCATGGCTGTCTTTTTGTATTTCCTTTATTATCTACTGTTTGTCCTAATTTTATTTTATCATCTTTAAATATAGTAGTCAATGCTTCTATTGTTGTTGGTAAATCTTTAATCTCTGCTGGTTCTACACCAATATTATCACCTTTTTTCTGACCAATACCAGTTAATAAATAAAATTCAAATTGACCAGACTGGTCTAAGATTGGTTGTAAATCAACTTTAAATATAAGTTTTAAAAATGCTTCCATCATTTGTTTTGAATCTTTCATCAAAACTTTATTAACTACCATCCAAAATATATTTTTTCTTCCACCAACACCACGACCAGCAAGCATTTCATTTGCAAAGTCATTTGGTATTTTACCTATCTCTTTTTTAAAATCTTTATCTGACATCTTTTGAATTAAAGAATACTTGTTCTTACCATATTTTTTTACAAATGGTGGATATGCTGCAACCATTCTTATAAAGAATAATTTTTTTGCTTTATCAATTGATGCCATATCTTCTGGTGAAACAAAATCTTTTAATAATGATTTACTTCCTGTGATTGGTTTATTGATTAGTGTTGGGTCTGCATCTTTAGATGAACCCTTTTTCTTTAATGAAAAACCATAATACTTGTTACCACCAGCAACAACTATATCAGAAGAATTGTAGTCTTTAATATTTCCTATTGGTGGATTGAATCCAGCTATTTCATCATCCCACTTTTGTCCTGTCCAAAATACTTTTGTTGGACTTGGAACAATTTTTAATATTGCATTTGCAGAAGATATTGCAGTTGCAAGGTCATACCAGTTATCAGTAAATTGATTTAATAAACTTTCTTTACCAACTACACCTATAACTTTGCCCCATTGTTCTTTTGCGTTTTGAATTATTTTTTTTGCATCTTCAACAGATATTTCTGTGGAGTCATACTTCTTACCCATCAATACAATTGTTGCAGTCATTAATTCTTGTGTGCTTGTGGATATTTTTTCACCACCACCTTCTCCACCATATTCTGGTGTTTTAGAAACTACACTCCAAGAGGTAGATGGATTTGTAATTGATATTTTATCAACATTGTCAAAATCTTTTATTAAAGACTTCATATCTTTTACACCATAAACTTTACCATTCATAGTGATTTCTTTTATTTTAATAGTAGAACCATCTTTTAACATATGGTCTTCACCTTTTGCAATTTTGTTTGCAAATATTTCTATTCTTGGAGTACCAGAGTTTGGGCCTTTACCAGCAGGTTTTTCTAATTGAGCTTTACTAAGAGAAGACTCTGCAATAAAGTCTGAAAGCTTTATTAGTGGTGCGACATATTTTTCTTGAGTCGGTCTAAGTTGACGAACAAACTTTCTTAACATTCAAGTTCTCCATTTGCATATAGTTTATACTATTTATATAACATAGAACTTGTAGTATGTCAACTATTTTTTTCTGGTAATGCTCTTAATGTAAAATCTATTGCAATTCTTTTCTCATCACAGAAGATATCAGAGGCTGCATGAGGAATAAGAGGATCAAACACATAGAATGAACCAGGCGGTGCATAATACTTATTATCGTTCCAAGTAAAACCACCACCCCATTCTTCTTTCCAATCAGAGTTAAGACAACCAAGTACCTTTAATACTTTCCAATCTTTAGGAATATCATCTTCATGGTCTGTGTGAATATTATCTTGTCGGTGTCTATCTTTGATAGATGCACCACACCATAATATGTCTGGATATACGAGTGTGCTTAATCCTTGTTCGTATAGTAAAGTAAACAATGCCATTGATAATCCAGCAAGTCTTTCAACTGGTGGTGATTGTGTTGTTCCATCAATGATTGTAAGTTTTGGATGTCTTTTACTAAAGTGGGAGTTTAATGGATATTTGAATGACCAAAATTCTGACTGTTGAAACTGATATCTCAAAAACTCTAAGAACATGGGCCCTATGTTAGTTTTTAATATTTTAATTCTTTTAGTAGTATCTACACCTTTTTTAACAATACCATCTGATTGTACTGTTCCATTAATAATAGTACTTTTCTTATCTCCTGCTGGTTTTCCATCAATCATCAATCCCATATCAAACCCCTTTTACTGTATAATCAATTGCAAATCTTTTTTTGTTGGTCAAAATATTATCTGCTCTGTGTGGAACAGATGCATCAAATATAATAAAATCTGTTGGGTTTACTGAATATACTTGATTTCCATGTGTAAATCCACCACCCATCTTTTCTGTATCCCAATCAGAATTTAGTGTTCCTAAAATCTTTACCTTTCCACTGCCAGGCTTATAATCATAATGTAGATTATCTTCTCTTGTAGAATCTTTTATAGATATTCCACACCATGTAATCTCTGGTAAGAAAAATGCTCTATGTGATTTTTCCCATATCTGAATAAGTAATCCCATTGCAAGTCCAGCAAGTACTGCATTTTCTTTTACAACTTCAGTTGTCATCAGAGATAACTTAGGAAACTTTTCTTCTATTGGTATATGCTTTTCTGTATTTAAAGGAAATTTAAATGTCCAGTTTTCACTTTGTTCTGCCTGTAATTTCATCATACTAAGATAACTTGTAGAACAACAGTTCTTAATTATTTGTGTCTTCATTTTAAAGGCTCTGAAAAATAATGGTCTTGATAATCTCCATCTTCTTTATAAGTACGAACTGTTGTTCTTTTAATAAAGACACCATTTTCTTTTTCATAAGAGATAAGTTCTTGTCGTATCAAACCCTCTCTAGGCAATTCCATTCTTAAATCTTCCACCATACTTACTCCATATTTTATTTGATTTTTGTCAACTATAACTGAATAGTAACACTTTCGCCGTGTGGAATAACTCCACCCTCACCATCACTACCATCTTCTGATAGAAATTGTTTTTCTACTTCTGGTGGATATTCGATATCTAGGATGTCAATCTTATCTTGTGCATCTGCCATTGCAGAAACTAGTTTGTCCATTTCTTCAGCGTGTTGTGGATGCTCGCCAATCGCAACTGGTTTTTCTGCATAGATATTTAAAGTTGCAGCTGCAATCTTATAGTCGCCCTCATACTTTGTTCTTAGTGCATCTATCATTTGTGTTTTCAATTCCATAATTATCTCCAATTTTCTCTGTTCATGTATGTTTTAAGAACATCTCTTAGTATGTTCCCTTTTATTATTGTATTGTAACCCACAGTTCCTGGCTGTGAATTAACTTCAAGACAATAAGGACTTTCTTTCTCTCTATCTTTTGATGGTATTAAATCTATACCAACCCAACCACCTCTAGGTGTTAATGCTTTCATTACTTTATAAATTTCTTCTTCTTCTAGTTTAGTTAGTTCGATAGATTCTGGTTCAGAACCTTGATGAACATTACTTCTAAAGTCACCCTTTGGTGTAGGTCTTTTCATTGCACCATGTATTTTACCAGCAATAACAATTACTCTGATATCATATTCAAGTTCAATAAATTCTTGTATTAACATTCCTCTTTCTTGACCTAACCTATGTATGAGTTGTGAGGTTGCAAGAAGTTGTGTTTCATTTGCAATCTTAACAACACCGACACCACCAGTTCCAAGCTGTGTTTTTAGAATAATTGGAAATTTAGTTTCTAATCTTTCAAACACACCATCTACTTTATCTGGATTATTAACTAATAAAGAGTTAGGTTGTTTAACTCCAACATTTTTTAATTTAATATATGTTTTCCATTTATCAGCACAAATTAAGTGAACATCAATTGAGTTAATCACATTGACACCAGATTCTTCTAGTTCATACATTAGACCTTGCCAGTTTGCAAAGTCGTTTGATTTTGACCTATTAAATACTATTGTATTTTCATCTACTAAAAATTCTTTATCATCAATATCATGTATATACATCTTATCATTTTTGTGTGAAATATATGCATCTTCAATTCTACACTTAAAACCTTTAAGTCCAAGTTCATTACCAAACTTTACCATATCAACTGCCATTTCTTCAGCTTCTGCTTTAGAATCATCAGTCATATTTTCTGGGTCATTGTATATAATAACAAATCTATATGGTTGTATTTTTTCTTCTTCTGTAATGAATGACTTAAATTTTTCCAAGATTAGGCCTCTCGTTTTTTTCCTATGTTATATTTAGTTTCAAGAGTCCATTCATTCTTTTCTTTAAATGCAATTATTTTTATTTGACTCAAAGGAGCTATAGGTTCTAAAGTTCCTTTAATATTTACTAAACCCCAATCACCTAATAGTTTTGCGATTGTATTTCGTCTTGCAATATCATTCTCACTTAGATTAGTATTTTTACCATCAAGTGCAAATAACTCTTTAAAATGTACTATGAAGTATTTACCTTGTTTGTGTAATATATGACATGATTGATATAGTATTTTGTCTTTTCTTGAAGCAACACCTATACGAGATAATGTTTCTCGTATCTTTAGAAAATCGTCTGGTTCTTTCAGTTCGACCTCTAGCATCTGCTCTGGTTTCCAGTTAATGCTTTCCATTTCTACCACCTTTATTCAAACTATCTTTGATAGTCTTTATCTGTTCATCATTAAGTAGTTTAAGAGCAGACTTTGCCTTTTCATTATTATATCCATAATACTCTTTTACATACTCTAGATTCTTTAGTTTACTCGCCTTTCTCCCA